TTGGAATTAGCACTCCAGGACCTTTAGATAAAACTGGTCCTCAAGGTCTAGTAGGTCCAGACGAAGATCCAATTGCAGTTCCTGTTAACAGACTTGGCGGTTCTACATTTGTAATGGACGACGGTGACGATAAATTTCTACGTAAATTGCCAGCAGATGCAGGTCCACCTGAATATGCAAGATTAGAAAATGATGAAACTGATGGAGATCCGTCTATACCACACAATGAACTTGTGCGTATCCGTACAAGAACTGGACATCAAATATTATTACATAACAGTGAAGATTTAATTTATATTGGAAATGCTAAAGGTACAACTTGGATAGAATTAACCAGCAATGGAAAAATTGATATCTTTGCAGATGACAGTATCAGTATTCATACTAAAAACGATTTGAATATTCGTGCTGATAGAGATATCAATTTAGAAGCAGGACGTAATCTTAATTTAAAAGCCCTTAACAAACTGCATGTTGAAGGAAATGCTGTTGAAAGTCTTTCAACAACTTCAACTAAAATAACTAGCGGAACAACATCACACATTAATAGTAAAACAACACATTTAGAAACTGCTGGTAAAATTTATATGAACAGTAAAGCAAAAGCTGAAGAAGCTAAAGCTCTATCAACCTGGCAACTACCAACTCCAGAAGGTGGCGCAATAGAATCCATAATGGCAAGAGTTCCAACGCACGAACCATATCCACACCACGAAAATTTAAATCCAACATCATTTACAGCTGCTAAAACAGATAGAGATCAAGGAACTCAAGTTGCTATACCTAAAGCATGGAAATCTTACAGTATACTTAATGATACTTTTGATAAGTTGCTATCACCTAATCAAAATACCGGAGAATAATAATGAGTGCAAATGCAAAATTATATGATAAAATCGTACTAACCCCTAACCAACGCAGAGACTTAATTTCTCCAAAAACCTATAAAGGGTTTAGTACAGTTAGTCAAGAAACAGAAAATTTTTCTTTATACGATTTTCAGTTAATACAACAAGATTTACTAAATCATTTTCATGTTAGACAAGGCGAAAGACTAATGAATCCAACATTTGGAACCATTATCTGGGACTTATTATTTGAGCCGTTGACTGAAGAATTAAAAGAATTAATAACACAAAACGTAAACACTATTATAAATTATGATCCTAGAATTACAGCAAATCAAGTAATTGTAACACAGTATGAAACAGGAATTCAAATAGAATGTGTACTAACATATTTGCCCTATAACATACAACAAAGTATGCAATTTAGATTTGACCAAGCAAATGGGCTATTAATAGGATAAAGTACGCACATAATTTTATTCGATAAATATTGTTATATAGGATAAATCATGACGGTTACAGCTAGACAAAACAAACTTTTAATATCAGAAGACTGGAAGAAAATCTATCAGAGTTTCCGCAACGCAGACTTCCAAAGCTACGACTTTGAGAATCTGCGCCGCACAATGATTGATTATATTCGTCAAAATTATCCTGAAGATTATAACGATTATATTGAGTCAAGTGAATACCTTGCCCTAATTGACCTTATTGCGTTCTTGGGCCAAAGCATAGCTTTCCGTGTTGATTTAAATGCTCGTGATAACTTTTTAGAATTAGCAGAACGTCGTGAAAGTGTATTGCGTCTAGCACGTATGCTTTCTTATAATGCTAAACGAAATATATCTGCAAGCGGCCTATTAAAATTTACAACAATTAGCACTACAGAAAATGTTCTTGATAGCAATGGCCGCAATCTAGCAGGACAAATAGTTACTTGGAACGATCCAAGTAATGCTAACTGGTACGATCAATTTATTAAAGTAGTTAACGCTGCTTTACCTAAAACACAACAATTTGGAACCCCGGCAGATAGCGATACTATATACGGAATTCCAACAGAGCAATATACATTCCAAAGCAATACTACAGGAATTCCTGTGTTTGGATTTACAAAAATTGTTGCTGGTCGTTCAATGGATTTTGAAGTAGTAAGTACAACCTTTAAGGGAAAAACATTTGTTTACGAAGAATCTCCTAAACAAGGAAACCCAGTAAGTTGTATTTTTAGAGACGATGGTCGAGGACAAGGTTCTGCTGGTTCAGGATTTTTTATGCGTTTTGTCCAAGGAACTCTTAACACAGGTTCTTTTTCAATAACTCAGCCTAGCAACAATCAGTCAATCGACATCGACAGTCAAAATATTAATAATGATGATGTATGGTTATACAAGTTAGACACTTTAGGAAATGAAGTTGAAGAATGGACTAGCGTATCAAATTTTGAAGCCAATAACATCATTTATAACAGTCTTAATAAAAGTATTAGAAACATTTACAGCATAATCACAAGAACTAACGACGCAATTAGTTTACAGTTTAGTGACGGAACTTTTGGTGATTTGCCATTAGGTACATTTAGAACTTACTACAGAGTAAGTAACGGTTTAACATATACTATTAATACACAAGATATTCGTAATGTAAGTGTTAGTATTCCTTATATTTCAAATGTAGGACAGCAAGAAACTTTAACAGTTACAATGAGTCTTGCATCAAGTGTGTCAAATGCAACTGGTGCAGAATCAAGTGACGATGTTAAAGCAAATGCTCCTGCAACATATTATACACAAAACAGAATGATCACAGCTGAAGACTATAATATTAGTCCTCTTTCAGCCAGTACACAGGTTGCAAAAATTAAAGCAATTAATCGTACAAGTAGCGGTATTAGTAGATATTTTGATTTGTCAGACCCAACAGGAAAATACAGTTCAACAACCTTGTTTGCTGACGACGGAATTCTTTATAAAGAAGAATTTAAAAATAGTTTTAGATTTTCTTATCAAAATAAAACCGACATTGAAGGTATTGTTGTTAACGACATTTTTGACATTATAAAGAATGTAGATTTAAGAAATTTTTATTATGATAAATTCCTTAATTTTGTTTCAGGACTTGATGCTGTTTGGCAAAACGTTACTACTGATACAGGGTTTTCTTCTGGATACTTGATTTCTAAGACAGGTTCAACTATCTACAAAGTTGGAAGTTATACTTCTACAGATTTAAAATATTTTAAACCAGGCGCACTAGTTAGGTTTACTGCACCAGACGGTTGGTATTTTGATGTATCAAATAACAATGAATTAAAATATGGAAGTTCATCAACACCAGGCTCCGCATTAGCAATTTGGGCAGAAGTTGTTAGCGTTGTCGATGATGGTACTGCAGCCGGCGCAGGCGTGTTGAGTACAGGATTTGGTCCTATTACTTTTAACGTTAATGTTCCCTCAGGTATTAGCGGTTCAGGTGTAGCACCTGCAATTTCACAAATAATTCCAAAGTGGAGAACAGTAATCGATAGTAGTACTATTACTACAATGATTGATCTTATTTTTGCAAATAAACCATTTGGTCTACGATATGACGCTGTTAATCAAGTGTGGACTATTGTATTTGAATTAAATTTAGATAGTAAAAATGCGTTTAGTCTTGGCAAGCAAGGAGATCAAACAAATCTCCGTCAAGATGCAAGTTGGTTATTGTTGTTTACAACAGACAACGAATATTATACCGTTACTTCTCGTGGTCAACGTTATATTTTTGAAAGCGATGCTCAAACAAGATTCTATTTTGAATCAAGCAATAAAATATATGATAGCAAGTCAAATGCTGTTATTAAAGATTTGATCAATATCTTAAGCGTTAATACAAAACCAGATTCAACTTTATCATTTACGTATGATCAAGCCTGGGATATTGTTGCAGAATTTAGAGGTATTGACGGATACGTAGATACTAAAAAATTGATTGTTTCTTTTGCTGATACTGACAACAATGGTGTTGTTGACAACCCTGAATTATTTTTAAATATAGTAAACCCGCCGTCAATAACAGAAACTTCTTCATCTATCCTTCAAACAAAATATATCGTTCAAGAAAAATATCTAATCAGCCAGGGACAAGAAGATTATAGATATTTTGACAATAGTTCTCAG